CTCCGAAGCTCTCTACCGCCGTTACGGACGATCCTACGGCTCTTCATGAGGTCGAAGAGAGTGAGGTCCCGATACGAGAGACCGAAGCACGCGGACCATGATCCGTTATCCAGGTAGCCGACGACCACCGACCCCGCCGTGATCTTCACTTGTCGTCGTCTCCCTTCGTGCGCGGTCCGCGACGCGTGGTCCGGGCAGAGCTGACGGAACGTCGCTCGCCGGGTGCTGCCGTCGCCGTCTCGACCGGTGCCGAGACCGGCTCGGACGAAGCGGTACTGAAGTCGATCTTCTGAGGTTCCCAGAGGTCCGGGTGAGCCCGGACGATCGGGTGATCTTCGTGTGCCGTCGTGATCTTTCCCTTGACCACGATCCGGCGTCCTTCGTAAACGATCAGTGCGTTGGTCTTCGCGACCAGGATAAGGCTCATGATCTCCCCAGGGATGGGACGGTACCGGCGTGGTACCGGGGGTACGTCGCTGCGGATTCCGTACCCCCGGTACCGGTACTAGCTGATGTTCGCGAGGAACCGGAACGCGTTCTGAACCAGAACCTTCGAGTTGTTCCGCCAGAAGGCGTACAGCCCGCGAGTTCCGTTCGGAAGGTTGTTCGCCGTCGCGAACAGGTGAGGAACCAGCTCGACGGACATCCCGACCCGATCGACGATCAGGAGTTGCGAGAAGTCGCCGAACACCAAGAGCCGGTCGTTCGTTCCGGCCGTCGTGGTGGTCATCGCCGACGCTTCGTACGCCGGGTAGCCGATCAGCTCAGGGGGCAAACCCTGACCGAGCCGAACCCACAGGTCCCCGCCGTCGCTCGCGGAACCGAGCTGACGAACGCGGTTGTAGATCGACCGGTTCGCGAGCCACGAAGCCCGCGTACGCCACCGGGGAGCAAGATCCTCTTCCACGGCGTAGATGTCGGCCGACGTGAACGAACCGCCACCGTCAACCTGACACGTCGCGTAGTCGAGCGAGCCGGGAACGCCACCGGGGTTGTTGCCGGTGCCGTCGCCCGTGATGAACGACGTACCCTCTTCGGTCGCCTTCGCGTCCGCGAGCATGGTCGTCATCTCGGACCGCATCGAAGCCCAGTCCTGATCGAGTTCGATCGAGAACGGGACGAAGCCCTGAACCTTGACGGTCCGGACGGTCGGCTGTGCGAAGGTCGGGCCGTCGTTGCTGACTTCGGCCGCTTCGTTGTCACGCGAGACCGTGATACCGGCCGACGTGAGACCCTGCCATTCCTTACCGACGATCTGAACGACTCGCGCGAGCGAACGAAGCGGGTTGATCACTCCGTCGCTGGTCAGGATCACGCTCGGGTCGAGCATGAACGGAACCGCGTAGCCACCGGCCGTGTCGGTACCGAGCGAGAGGTTCGCGCGCTCTTCGCTGGTAAGGCCGTTGGTGTTCATCGCGAGCACGGCCTTACCGAACGCACGCTCATAGACCGGCGAGCCGGTCGCGAGAACGCGGCGCGCGAGGGTGCCGGTCGAGTCGTCGATCGAGTCGAGAAGCCGCGCGACCTGAGCCTGAGCCGCTTCGCGATCCTTGACGCCGGGGTACTTGCCGATCTCGACGGCACGCATCGCGTGATCCCGGTAGAGCCCTCCGAGATCGTCGAAGGACCGAGCGAGATTCCGGATCTCGGTCAGGTCATAGATGTTCTTCGCCGTCCGGGCACCCATGACCGGCCGTGCGAAGTCGGCCGGACGCTCGACGCGACCGGGCTCGTTCGCCAGACGTGCGAGACGCTCGCGGCGCTGGTTCGCGTCCGTGATCGCGCGCTCGTGAAGGTCGTACTCTTCGTCGAGCGTGGTCCACTCGGACCGGATGTCGTCGGGAAGTTCGGAACCGGCGTACTCGCCGTCGATCTCTGCGAGCCGTGCGCGGATCTCAGCCTGTCGCGCGGCACGCTCTTCGACCGTCATGTTCACGGTCTTGTCCCTTCGTTGTGTGTTGGGCTGAGTAGGAAGCTCAGCGCGAACAGGTTCCGAAGTGGGATCGGGTCCCGGCGACGGTTCTACCGAAGGTGAGACGGGCTCGACGTCCGGTTCAGGGCGATCATACGTCCTGTCACGGTTCTTCTGTCCAGCCTGGTTCTTCTCCAGTTCGGCACGTAGCGCCGCGATCTCTTCGGGGGTAAGCCGGTCGAGCATGGTCCGCACGCCGACGCTGGTCTGTTCGTATGCCGGGAAGACGACCGGTCCAGCCTCGAACAGCTTGACTTCCTTGATCGTCCTCATGATCTTCGCCGGGTCGTCGTTCTCCCACAGTGCATCCCAGAGATCGGGACCGGCCTTGATCACCTTGTCGGTTTCGACGTCCCGCCACTCTTCCCGAAGGATCTCGAAGCGGAAGGACATGCCCGTGATCGCGTTGCCCTCGATCGCCTGACGGATCGGCTCGACGACCGGGTTGTCAAAGAGCCGGGCTCGGACGGCAAGGCCGGTCTCGTCTTCGCTCAGGGACTCGAAGGCACCGATCGGGACCGATCCGGTTCGCTGGTCGCGACCGTGATCGAACTGGAGAACCGGCGTGCGCTCTCGAAGCGTCTTCCGGAAGGCACCCTTCGCGATCGTCTCTGTGAACGCGCCTTCCCATGAGTTGATCTCGGTCGGTGCGTCGAAGACGGCCGCGTACCCTTCGAGGGTCCGGCCGTCCATCTCGTCAGGGTCCATCGGCATCTTCGCCGGGTCCATGGGCATCTTCGCCGCGCGGAAGTCAACCGCACGGGAGACAAGACGCGGGGGCTGACGTCGGTCGGTCATTCCCGTTCACTCCCTTCGCCGCTACCGCGCGGCAACTGAGCCTGATAGAAGTTGCGCCGGGCTTCCCGTTCCAGCTCTCGCGTGAAGAGCTGGGACAGAAGAGCACGCATCGCGGGATCGGTGCCCGCGACGGTTCCGGCCGCCGCATCGGCCGCCGCCTGAATCTGTTCGAGGCTCTGAAGCTGCACACTGAAGAGCCCCGAGTGACCACCGACCAGAGCCCCGAGATCGCCGGACGTGACGGCTTGAACCGCGACGTCGGGATCATAGCCCTGAGTGATCAACGCCGAGATCATGCTCACGCGGATCTGATCGATCTCGGCAAGATCCTTCTCGTCTTCCCTGAGGAAGGCGATATCCCGATCGTCGTACCAGAGCCGCGCGTCCGGGGGAGTGTTGACGAGATGGGCCATGGCAGCACAGAACGAGCGCCATTGCGGCCGTGCCCAGTGATCGCCGAACTTCCGGCGAGCCATGCCGTAGTTCGAGTACGTAGCTGATTGCAAGCCTTCGCTCAGGCCAACGATGATCGGGGGAACGCCACCGGCCGCACAGATCCGGGTCTCGCCCGCACCCTGAGTTTCCTTGAAGGACATCTGTTCGAGGTTCGCGCCGACGACCCGCACGTCAGCGCCACCGGCAAGGAACAGGGTCTTGTACGCGTTCGTGACCCCCGCCTGATCGGCCTTGTACAGCTCGACGAAATCGTTGAACTCGTCTTGCGTGACCGACTCTTTGAAGCTCGCGACGAAGTTCGGTGTAGCCGCGTTCTCGAAGAACCGCGCCTTGTGCTCGGTCGCGGCCTTGTCCGCGTAGATCTCCGAGAGAACCGGCGTGATCCAACTCATCCCGAGATACATAGCGTCGGGGTCCGGGATCGGTGCCCAGTGCGCGAACTCGTTCGGTAGGTAGAACTGAGCCTTGCCGGTCGGCTCGCCGGGTAGACCAGTGAACCGGCCGCCGCCGGGTGTGTACATGATCCCCGCGACGTCCGCCTTCGTGGCCACGGTCGGATCTTCGGTCAAGATCAACTGAGTCCAGTCCGGCCGAAGGCGACGGAACCGGGGACCCAGCGGACCGACCTCGCGCACGACGTAGAAGTTGCCGCCCATGCTGACGTCTTGCTCAGCGCGAGTCAGAAGATCGCCGGTCGTCCCGTCCGGCCACGGGGTTTCGAGAAGAAGAAGATCACGGTTCGAGAAGAGATCGGTCCCCCGTCCGTTCCGCATGCGCTGGAACAAGAACCGGGCTTCGCTGAAGAGCGCCATACGCGCGAGCACGACGGCGAAGACGGGACCGTTCGCCTTGTACGCGCCGTGAACGTAGCCCGTGAAGCTGGCATCGATCTCGTCTCGGGACCCGCCGGACGGGAAGCCGAAGATCGGGTACCGGATGCCCCCGAAACCGAAGAAGTCGGGATCGGTCAGCTTGTTTCGTTCGAGGTCGGTTCCTGGCTTCGCCGTCGCTCCCCTGAGCGCTCGCCAGAGCTTCACGCTTCACGCTCCCGATCTTCGACGTCGATCACAAACAAGATCGTGACGCCCAGGGCAGCACCACACGCGATCATGCCCCACGGACCGGTAAGCCACACGAGACCGGCCGTGATCAAAGTGAACGCGACTATCAGGCAGGCTACAGCCTCACGTCTGGTCATGTATTCCCCTCATTAGACCCACGCCGCACGCGGGGGCGACCCCTTGCGCTTCCGAGCGAAGGCGACGTACCCCCACATCGCGAGCGTGATCGAGACAACCGGGCTGATGTCCGCCGTCGCGTCCTTCCGAGCCCATGCCCAACCGTCCCCGAGTTCGCGCTTGCGCGCGTTCGCGATCGAGAGGTTCAGTGCCGGGTGTGGTGCGAACCGGCCGGTCGGGCTGTGATCCGGCTCGGACCGACAGTGATCATAGAACTGACCGCACGCTGTGACCATTTCGGGTGCCGACACGCGATAGACCTCGATCCCCTTGTCTTCGAGCTTGGTCACTTCGGTGTTCGCCGGACTGTTCCCGTTGACCAGGATCTTGATAGGCCGGTGCTTGCGCTTCAGATCGATGATCCGGTCTACCAGCCACCACGGGTGACCGGTCCGGTTCTCGATCAACTCGGCTTGAACCAGGTCACCCGGAAGGCCACCGGCGACGGCGATCGAGGTATGGACCCGTTCGTTGTCCATGTCGAAGGCGATCACCAACGGTGCCGGGATCGCGGCTTTGTTCTGGAGTTGAGCCCACACCCTCATGTCGATCACGGTCGAGCCGGTGACGTCTTCCTCGATCCCGAGCCGCTCACGCGCGTACTCGACTTCGTCCATCGCGTCGCGCTCGGTCTCACAGAATTCCGTACTCAGCCGGATACCTAGACCGGGGTTCGCCATGGCGAGCGCTTCGGGGTCGTCGAGGCTCATGTCACGTCGGGCCGACCACTCGTTATAGGCCAGACGGCGAGCCGGTTCGTCCGACCGGCCGCGAGCGACGATCTTCCGTAGCTGATCGGAATCCCGAAGCGGCGCTGAGCTGAAGTACCAGATCTGAGGGTTCGGCCGCGCGCTCAGGGTCGGCAGCATGGCCGCGACCGATGCTGAGCTGAGTTCATACGCTTCGTCGAGAAAAAGATCGTCAGCCGAGAAGCCTCGACCCGAGCCACGCGTTCGCGCCATGAATCGGAGTCTTGCCCCATTCCGTAGCTCGATCCCTTCTTCGCCGTGCGCCTCCGTGATCTTCTTCACCTTGCGGCGAAGGTCGTCGGTGTTGTCGATCACGAACTTGATCCGGCGGAAACCTTCGGCCGCCGTCTTGAACTCGTGTGCCGAGTGAAGAAGAAGATTCGAGCCGAATACATACAGCCCGGCAAGCTCGCGGGCTTCGATGATCGTTCCCTTGCCGTTCTGTCTCGGAACGATCGTCGCGACCTCGAAGGCCGCCCACCGGCCGCCGGGAAGCTCGCCGCATCCGTCTTCGAGAACGATCTTTTGCCACGGGTCGAGAGTCTGTCCGCTCGACTCGTACAGCTCGATCGCGTCGAGCCCGCCGGATGTGGCGTACGCCGGAACCTTACTGACGCGCGGAGTCTGCGACCCGAGCAGCCCGACGTTTTGCCAACTCATCCGACTTCCGACCTTCCTCAGGCTTCGGGTTCACGCTCTGAAGCGCCTCGATTCGATCAAGGCAGTCGAGATACGCCTTCGCGATCGGTGCCGTGTCGCGCGTGCTCGCTTCCTTCAGCCGACCGAGAAGAAGATCCCTTAGGTCTTCGACTTGCTCACGATATGTAGCCACCTGAGTTCATCCCAACGCCCGCCGGTGATCTCCGTTGCCCGCATGCTACCGCCTGACCTCGATCGGCTCTTCTGAATGTGACGGACAGTCACATAGCCCTGTATGGCCCTGAGAGCCACGCTGACGGCTTTGACCCCCTGTCAGGTACGCTCTATCCAACCCCTTCGAGTTCGTCGTTTCCGCTGGTCATCAGGGGTGCGAGTCGGCCGCGAGTGAGCATCAAAAAACCGGCCCTGTACATGAGCCCCTGAAGCGCGTCACAGGGGGTTATGTACTCAGCCGGTTCTTTGATCGTGCTAGGCGTGTCCAGCGCCACCGCTCAGGGTAGCGGATCGTGACGGTTACCCGATGCGGACGCGGTACGACGTGTAGGTGATCCACGCGACGACGGTTCCGTCAGCGTCGCGGACGTAGATCGTATCCCCGCCGTTGTTCAGGTAGTGCTTGAAGTTCCGGTAGATCGCGGCCGTGTTGTTCGTCGGGGTCGTGTCCGTTCCCGACCCGCTGTAGACGTAGACCTGTCCACCGACCGGGATCACGAAGCGAGCCGGGGTCCCGACCTTGAACGGCGAGCCGGTCGGAAGATCAGTCGCGCGGAAGGTATACCGGTTGCCCCAGTCTCCCCCGGCAGTCTGGTACGAGTCGTGCAAGATCCAGCCCTCGACGTCGAGCGCCGCACCCGAGACGTTGAGCAGACGAACGAACTCGGCGTTCCGGTTCGCGCTGGTGTCCTTGCCGGGAGCGTTGAACCCGTACTCGCTGATCTTGACTTTGCCGACGTTGGTCGGGTCGGCGAACGCGGCCGACGCTCCCAGTCCGAGAACGATCACACATACCGTGATGATCCCCGCGATGATCCGCTTCACTGATGATCTCCTGTCCACTGCATCGCATCCCCCCAGTAGAAGGGATCTTCTTCTGTCCGGTGCCGTTCGAGAATATACGCGTTGTGCTTGATCGCTTCGTCGATCGCGCGAGCCATCCGAGCCGGTGAGAAGTCGGCCGCCGGTTCGGGCTCGGTCACGGCAGCGTCCCACGTCGCCGAAGGGATCATCGGGGGCCGTTCACATCCGGAAGGGCAATGCCGGGGACCTTCGATGTACTGAGGATTGTTCGGGCCGTCCGCCCACGTGGTCACCTCGATCATCTCGATCTCGATTTGCCTTCCGCACGTCGGACACGCGCCCCCGAGTCTGATCACTCGACACGTCCTCTCAATATCTCGATCTTGGCTTCGACCATCTCGCCGTACGTCTTCGAGGGTGCCCACAAGCCCCCCAGATCCCTCACGAAGGCCGCGCGGCCGAAGTTGGGGGTACCGGGCTGGATATACACGGCTCGGGGGTCGTTGGTGGTTCTCGGGTCCACCGGGAACCCGGCGTACAGGCGAAGGTGGTCGGCATGCGCGAAGGCACCGATGATCGGGTATCCGTCCGGGCTGAGACCGAAGTCCGCGTGATCTTCCTTCCGGTCGCCGTGCGGGTTCCTGATCTTCAGGCCGCATGTGTTGCCCATGTCCGGCGTGACCGCGCCCCCGAAGTTTCCCCATCCGGTCTCATGCGCGCACTGACCCGCGAGTACGGCCGGATCGACCCCGTCCGCTATGCCCGCGTCCCAGAGCGCGACCAGCGCCTTTCGGAACCACGCTGAGGCTCGCGCCGGTGTGTTCGCGATCAACATCGTGAACGGGACGCTCGGACCGTTCATGATCGGAATCATCGGAGTCCCTTCACGGTCGCCCATGCCTTCATGGACGCCCAGAGCTGAAGATCGGCAGCACTCGGCTTGTCCGGTGCCGGGGTCGGGGGTGCCGGGTCGAGCGGAACGAATTGGGTCACGTCGCCCTGTTCCCCGAGAAGCCGGGTCATGGTCACGTCCGAGATCGTGAACCGGCCGTTGATCCCCCATCCCGAGCCCCACGAGTTCTGTGCGAGGAACATGATCGACGATCCGGTGACCTTCGCCCCATAGATCATGAACTCATGACCCCCGGCGATCTCGGCACCCTTCGATATCGTCACTTCACCTTCGGGACTCGGGTTGAACATGGAGTCGTACCAGTTCACGCCGACGATCACCGGCGCTAGCTGAATCGACTTCACGAACGCCTCGAAGCTGAACGCGTGAAGGTACCCCTTGATGAACCCGTGCTTGTGAGCCGCCTTCGCACCCCCGAGCCCTGAAGAGCCCGTGTCGGTGCCGGTGCCGTCCGTGTACCACGTGCCGGGGAACTCGTCTTCCTGAGTCGCCCATGAGTAGAACTGGAACGCCTGAGCGTTGGTCATGACGGCCGTCGCCTGAGCGTCGCTGAGCGCTCGATACAGGGGACCGGACCCAACGGCCGCATCGGTGGCGAAGCCGACGCACGCGCCGACCGCGCCTTGATCGAGAACGGGAACGTAAACGTCCCACTGTCCCGAGATGATCGAGAGGTCTCGAACCTGATCGTCGAGCGAGAACGCTCGGGACCGGGGGTCGTGCTCGACGTGCCGACCGAGAGGGAACTCATTGAACGGGTTCGGCATGATCTCGTTCGTGATCACCTGATGATCTCCTTCACCTTGTCCTGATCGTGGATCTTTAGCCACCGTTCGAGAAGCTGGTTCACGAAGCGCTCACACATCGAAGCTTCGCTGACTGACGTCGTGTCACGCCACCGGCGACGAACTTCTATGATCTTGCCTTCGATGATGACCAGGTTCGGGTTTTTGGATCTTGCCCCTGACCTGCGCAAACGCCCTACCTCCCTTGGGGCTGATCTTCGGGGAGAGAAAAGAAAGAG